AGTAACTTGCCTGCTTCATGTCCATAAGGTGACCGACTTCCATACCATAGATAGTTTTATTCTTACCGTATAGTCCAGTAGTCTCATGCTGTAGTCCCAGTTTGTGCGTGTGTCCACACACAACACTCTTACCCAGCTTCTTAGCTAATGACATAGCTGTACTTCCAGGAGTTTGTATTGACCTGCCTTCATCACCGTGTGCCATTACCCAGCCTGGTAGAAGTTCTTTAAATTTGTGCAGGTATTGTATGTTTAAAGAATGATACCCCAGCAATTCTTCTATCTTGAGAGTATCAAGAGAGCCGAATGCCGGGGCATATTTTCTAATGTAAGTCTGTATTCTATCCGTATGATTAGACCTTTGAATAACAAACGGTTTATTTCTACCGAGTGCTGCTCTAAAGTCTGCCATTATGTTGTACGTTAAATCAATTGAATCTTGTAAGGTTGGTGCGTACTCACCAGCCATACCCTTATTCCAACGCGAAGGTTCGGGTGCGTCTAGCTCATCACCCACGCACCACAATTCGTGGGGCTTGTACCATTTGATGAACTTCATTACTGCATTGACACTCTTGTCGTCTTGATAAGGTATCTGCAGGTCGCTCAATACTACTATTCGGCGTTGATGTGTTGCCATTAGGCAAGCCTTCCCATTGTCCGTTTTGAACCAATAGTCCTATTATGGCATAGTTTGCTAGGTCCATGAAGGAATCAGCGATGGATTCGTAGTTCGGCGTGTCGCCACCCTTCTCGTAAAGGTTGTTAATCCTTGCAAGTTTGTCATACATTCGTACTCGTAGTCCATTGATAGGACCACCGGGTGCGTTAGAGATATTGAGCGGACCGTAATCGTGCTGCTTCTTGAGTAGTAAATTCTTGAGGTCGGCGATGATGACATCTATATTATGCTCCATGTTTTCCATTAAGTAAATCCTCCATACTTAGCTCGAAGTTTCTCATACCTTCATGAACCATTAGTTCTTCCCATACCCTATCGGCTTGACCCAATGGAGCGGCTACTAGTAGTGCTGCTAAACCTATTAGTAATTCTTGCGCTTGTTCTTTATCTTTCTTGTTAGCATGATAGATGTCATATAAGGCACCCAATATATCCAAAGCTTTATCTTCTGTTAGCTGTATACCAACTGACTTGTTCATGTGTTCAACATGACTCCATATACTTTCATCAAGAAGCAATACAATTTCTGACTCGTTCATCTATCCATTCCTTTCCTAGTTTAATGAACACGCTATTTACGTCTTCACCTTCTGGCATTGCGATAACATTTGCGTTAGGTAACTCTCTTGTTATCTTCTTGCCAAACTCTGCACCTGCTGTATCTCCATCGGTTAATATGATAACCATATCGAAGTCATCTAGTATGCGTGAGTAGTGTGGCTTCCAGTTGTTAGCACCTGGAATACCTACCGTAGGGTGATTAGTTTTAACTGACATCATGATGCAGTCAAACTCTCCTTCGGTTACACATATGTATTTAGATTGCACAAAGCATGCTGGTGTATTAAACATGGTTGTCTTTGCGCCTACCATTCCCATGTACTTAGGGTCTACATCTCCCATTGCACGGAAACGAATGTCAACTACACCGCTAGGTGTTATGTAAGGTATAGCTAATCTATTCTTAAAGCCCTCATGCCCAGGCATAGGGTCAACTACTACCCCTAGATGAAATGTTCGTGCCTCTTCTACCGAGAGATGTCGGGTTAGTAGATAGTCTTTTGCTACCTCTATTTGAGAAGCGTATTGTTGGGTTGCCCGAAGTAGAAATTGTCTGTGCGAATTCGATAGCCTCACTTAATGTACCGCCTCTCTTTTCTTTTATTAAATCATATATGTCTCCAGCAACACCGCAACCATGACATTTAAATTTGTTAAGTTCAAAGTTAATTGCAGATGATGCAGTTCTATCTTCATGAAAAGGACATCTCATCTTACGCCAGCCGTGCCCATCTGACGGCAGGCTGGCGCCTAGATAAGCTAAGTAATCACTTACCTTGTGCTTCTCTTCCATCAGTAACCTTTCTTAGTAAATCTATCCATACTTGAACGGGCATAGTGGCGTACCAATCGGATGGACTCCCCTTGCCTTTCCGCTTGTGTACCACTACACCTGTCCAAGCTTTATCATTAGCCATCTCGACTAATAATTCTTCTACCCACCCTGCCAAGTCCATCTTGGCGTGGTTTTTAATCTCTATTGTGACTCCAGGTATGCCAGATATATCGCCCTTATCTAGTGTTGCACCAGCTAAGCGACGGTCTACGTAAGGGAACCATTCTTTAAGATACTTTACTACATCACGTTCTGCTTGGCTACCCTTAGCCTTAGACGCTGAACTCATACTGGCATTTCTACTTGTTGATAATCTTTATATGTATCTTCTAAATACATAGAGCCTGGTTCAAAACTTAAGGTAACGTATGTGTTACCAGTTTGGTCAGCCTTACCATAACGATTCTTTACTGGTGCTACGCATAAGTATGTATCTTTACCTTCATGCATTAGCTGTTGACCAACTGTTAATACCATTGCAGGTATTTGATTAACCATACCTTGTAGAGATGAACGTGGTTGACATGGTCTACCCTCGTATCCTTCTTTAGTATGGTGCAGTACCAACACACATGCATTGGTATCCCTTGCTAAGTACTTAAGTTCTTTCATTGCTGCTCGCATACCAGAGAACTCTTCATGTCCATCCATAGAGATGTCCATTAAGTTATCAACAACTATAAGGGTAGGACTTCTACCCCACATAGTCTCGAATGCAGCAACCTCTTCATCTAAATCTTTAAGTGTAGGGCTAGGTTCAAATGACCAATACAAATGATTGTTGTTAGCAAGAATAGACTCAGCAGTATCTGGATTATGTTTTAATAGATTCTCCGCTTGCTGTTGAGTCATCTTGCCTGACATGGCAATCAATCGCATAGCCATGGTATGTGCATTAGTATCAGCTGAGAAATATAATGTTGGTTGTTTTAATCTTGCAGCTATATGTAGTGCAATAGAACTCTTACCAGCACCAGGAGTGCCAGCAATTACCGTAACTTCCGCACGTCTAAGTATCATACCGGCACGTTCAAAGGCTTGAAAGGGAGCCGGTAAAGGCTCCCCTCCTACTTCTGATTTACGTACGCTACGTCGTAGTGTCTTCACTTATCCCACAATCTGTTTCTAGTTGTGTGCCACATTCTTCACATGTACTTGCTTCACATTCTATATCGGTATCATAATGTATATCACATTCGTCCCATATTATATGAGCATTACAACATTGAGATAGTTGTGGTGCTTCAGGGAAAGGTATTACTTCCCCCATTGTTACTTGATTCTATCGGCTAAGAATGTATTCCACTCTGGCTCATGCTTAAGTACATAGATAGTCTTGCATTTATCTAATGCACCTCTAGCAGATGGGCAGAAGTATCCCTTATAGATACCACCATCCTTGCTTGGGCCTTGGAGTGCAGTCATCTTACCGTGAGGACATGTGCGCCCCCCACCTAACGATTGCGTTGGAGGGGCTTGGTTAAAAGGTGGTATCTCCTGTGCATTGAACGCTTGTTTAGCATATGCAATAGCATTTGGAGCTTGAGATGGCTTAGCTATAACTTCTAGTTCTGTTATAGCAGATTGAATACTTGCTAATGAGGTAGCAACTAATTGGTCTAGTTCCTCACCTGTGTTAGCACGTACTGTTAACTGCGTACCTGATGCAGTTCTTATGTTGATACTGATTGGTGCTTCCGTACTACTCATGCTTCTCCTTTGGTGTATACCATTGACATTGTGCAGTATATCCACACATTATGCAATGGTCGAAGTTAGGTAAAAATATACCAGACTTCCTTGCCTTATCAAACATATCTACCAACGTCTCGACCTTGCTGTCATCCAGACCAGCAAGGTCGTGCGGTGGAGATAATTCTCCCTTACGTGCCATCCAGTAGTAACCTTTGGTTATGTTTAAACCAAACTGTTTACGGATTCCATATGCATAGAAGGCTAACTGTAATGAACTATGCGGTGTAGTCTTACCTGTTTTTAAATCTACGATTACATATTCTTTATTGAAACTATCATAGAACACCCGGTCGATTGCCATCTTAACTGTCACACCATTAACTACCGGTGCTAGTTCTAATTCAATTGCCAATGTCCCGTCGTCTAGCTTAGCGATTGACATGTGGGTATTTTCTTCACGCCATTGCACCCAGTTCTCTAGGAATTTATATCCATTCGCATACCACCACTCTCCATCTTCTGGATTGCGTGACTTCATTGCAGCCATGCGCCAATTGGATGTGTCGCTTAAATTATATTCTTCTCTTTCGTCAGCAGTAGCCTGCCACCATGTGTTCCAATGTTCTAAGATACTCAAGGGTTCAACCTATCCCATTCTTCAGTCGCCTTATGTACGGCTGAACCTCCATAGAACCACCATGCTGGTAGCTCTGCAATTTTTTGTACTCTGCTTAAATAATATTTCCATCCACATGATAACCATTCAGTAAGTGATGAGTATGAAACGTGAATAGGTAAATCGTGGTCATCAATCTTAATCATTGGACTCCTTAGTAAGGGCTGAACTAGGAGAAAGTAGAGAAAGCCTAGCCCAGCCTATACATTATACACCATGGAAAGGACACTAGAAAATGAACTAAACTAGTGCCTTATTAGTGTACCACTAGAACGGGATAGCGTCCTGTCCTAGTTTCTTTGTGTGTCCTACCCGCCCATTCGGGTACCCACACTGACATAGTTCAGCAACGTTCTCGCAATCAAAGCAAGAGCCACACCAGGTACATGTACCCATGCTCTCCCATAAATCAGCTTCTGATATCCATGCGCTGCAATTAAAACATTCTTGTACTTCTAATTCATTATCTGGTTTGTCTTGTTTGATTGTATCTTTGGCTAACTTATTATACCCGCCGCTAGCCCAAGCATACTCATCATCGTAATCACCATACCAACCAGCGTACCGGCCAGTAACATTTGCTGTACCATAGGAATAACCTAAGTTACATGTATCGTTAGACCACCATACACCTGACTCATCTTCTTTGCCTGACTCAGCATTGAGTAGATACATAGGGTGCTTAGCGGCAGGGTCAATAGTAATGATACATACCTTTGAACCAGATGTATATTCTTGTAGCATATTCCAGATGAAGTCATCATCTAGTGCGGTAACCCCACCTAATCTAGGTATTAACTCTTCAGCAAATACTTTAGTATCACTGCGGTCATCTTTATCTGGTATCTCAATAGGTAAGATACCGTTATGCCCAAGATAGGTACGGTCATCATGACCTACTGCAAATGGGTGGCAATTCTCTAGTGTGCGAGAACCATGAGTAGCAAACCGAGCATGCCACATGGCATAGCCATCTTGATAGATAGCACGTTGTGCTAAGAACCTATTGATAGATTCATCTGCGTCCATGCTTTTCTCTACTATGATTCTGTTCTCACTAGGTACGGCAATGGCAAAGCCAAAGCCATGTGGATTATTTAATGCAGAGTTCTCCAACTTATCTCTTGACGGAGTAACTCCTGGTGGTAGTACGCATAACATACACATGATTAGTCCTCTCTACTCTCATTGTGTGAATCGCTATTGAATGAACGATTGATTGTCTCAAACAAATTAGGATACTTATCGGTATTAGAACCGATGTAACCTACATACTTTACCCAAGAGAATGGTTTATCTTTGGGGATTATCTTAAGCTCACGAGTATATTCAACTACTGAATGAACAAACTCTAAGCCAGATAATATTCTAGGTATATGTAATGAACCCTTAAACACACGAACTTCTAATGTATTATCTGGCTCGACATTAACGGCAGCATACCTACCATTTGATTGACTCTTGTATTTAACCTTTGGAATAATCTTACCTGCGTCAGAGAAGCTAGCGTAGTTAGAACTACGACCAGCAATCCTCTGTACTTGGCGTTCATTATCATAGATTAGTTTAATGAATCTAATCTGATGGTCGTCATCATCGAATGCAGTACGACTTACATGTACGTGCAATCCACAAGTACTAGTATTCCAAGACCTGAATCTTAACTTCTTAAGTTCAGTTAGCATAGTCCAAGGAAAATTCTTTTGATACTCTTCAAGTGTATGCGGATGAGTAACAATTTCGAAGCCATTTGCCAATGAACCATCACTCTTAAGATAGCCACGATACTTGCGATTACGCATTGGATTCATAGCATTATGTGCTAGTTCAGCACCTATTGCATAGTTATCATTGGTATCTTCTACCTCTAGTTCAAAGCCAAGGTAGTACTTAGCTTCACCCCAAAATCTAGGGTCAGGTTTATAACTCCAGCTATGCACCCACTCACTGTAGTTTCGGTTATTATTTTCACAACTATGACCGTTCTCTTCACCAAAACATTCACCGCAATCATCACACTCTATCTCTTGATTGTAACAATCACGGCACCTGCTATCTTGATGTAACTCAGACCAGTATAAATCGTCTGCGTCACCAAACATTTGATTACATTCATCACATGCAACATAATCAGGATTGTTTTCTTCCCATTGTTCTGAACATGATGGGCAGTATAATTTGTTATGAATATAATTCATCTTAACTTTAGGTACACCGCCGGTGTGCCATCCACCCCAACGACTACCTAAAAAATAGTGATTACATTCATCACATTGTGTAGCACATCTTTTATGACCATAGATTATTTCAAGGCAGTCATTGTCAGAAGATATTCTTGCAGACATTTGTACCTTTGAGTATCTATAATTCCAGACGGCGTCAACATCACCTGTTGTGTCTGGCTCTGCATATATGTCATTACATACACCACATACATCTCGTATGGTTTCGGTAACGACATCACTTGATGTCTCTACTACATCAGGCATTGCATTTCCTTTCTGTTAGTACCAACCGTGTTTACGGTGGTGTGTCCAAGCAATAGACGGACGTCCATATCTATGTTCTATATAGGCCAGCCCACGCTCAATCTGACGCGGGGCTGGCGCTTTAGGGTCCAGTCCTAATATCTGTGGTATACCACCCGCATGTTTACCTGTATGTTTATCTGCACTCTTATTGAAAGCTTCATGCCTCCAGTTAGATTCAGCAGTCCACAATTTATTTAAAGCTATGAACTCTGATGAGTTCCAGTCGTACATCATGTTCATGTATGCACGTGCATAAGTTTTAGCAAGGCGCGGTGTCCAATGAGAGTTAGGTGCCTCTTTACATTCTGCCCTACTACCTACTGCTATTGCATATGCAGATGATGGATACCCAATCAACCCAGTAAAGATTAACCAGAAAGAACTTAAGAGAGATAGAGCACGTTTAACTTTATCTTTCATTCTTCATCCTCCCACATGCGGTCGGGTAGTCCGGTATCGTTCTCGTCTACATCATCTTCTGTTCCATTCAGGGCATAGTCATCACCCTGTAGATACATAGGTTCACTCATTAGTTATGCACTCCATACTTCCAACATACATCATGCACTGCTTTATTTAGTAAGCTTATAAACTCAGCCTTCCTTGCTTCATTCATATTGCTTACATCTGTGTTACGGATACGGCATTCCCAGAGATTATCATTCATAGTATTCATCTCCAATCCATTGGGCTTCATACGTTTCCTCCTGGTCTATAGGTGCAAGCCAAGCATTATGTAGCCTGGCTTGTTCGACTGCGTCTACTTCATTTAGTGCGGTCACATCTTGCTCTTGCTCATAGGTGGTAAGTTTCCACACTTTATACTTAGGCATTAGACCCTGCCTTCCTCAACAAGTCCATCAAGTATGTCGCCTACCATTATGATAATTGACATATCATCTTGATTAATAGAACCACTAGAGCCTACTTTGTAGCAGACATCTATTGCTCCCTTGATTTGTTCTTCAGTGTAACCCATCAGACTCATCTGATTCCTCCTTGTATTGTTTGATTAGATGATTGAGTTCATCCTCCCAATCAGGCTCAGTCGTTGGCACCTGAAATGATGCAGAGCTTTGAGTAACATTGACCGGTTTGATGTAGTCAATCTTAGCAAAGGTTGCATGCTCATTCATATTCTTAATTAGAAAGTCTAGTATTTCATAGACTGACTGTTCGCCTGCCCATTGCAGTCGTACCTCATTGTACTTTTTGTACTCAGGGTATTTCTCTATGTCTATCTCAGTTCTAAAGACTACTGGTGTATAGATTTCCACGTTACCTCCTCATTAATCTAATTGAATAAGTTAATCCGACTGCACCTACTGCCAGCCAGGTTGGTACCTGCATGGCTAGACCTATGCTATCTGCATATAGTTCTAACCATTCTATTCCTACTGCGATTTCCATATGTTTCCTTTCATAGATGATGGACTTCCAATGTCCCGCCATAGTACGGCGGGGTTTTGAAAAAAAATAGAGGGATACCAAGCCGAAGCCTGGTATCCCTGAGTATTTATTAGATGCCTACTGTTAGTTCACTTACTTCGATTTGAGTCCATGGCTTGCGACGGTCAGCATTTTCTACATCTTTGCGTCTATCGAAGTTAGTTACTAGTCTGCCTGTAAGTTTTACATTCTCTATAACTCCGCTTTCATTTGGAGTTAAGCCGTCTGCTAAACCTAAGCGACTTTGAGTAAATACGATTGGGAAAGTAAAGACACAACCTGTTTTCCCGCTATCAAGAATAGCGTATTGAGAGAATGAAGCGGTTTTGATTTTCCAGTTTCCGTTCTCTTTAGTTTGGATATTCTTGATTTGTCCTGTTAGTGATACTGTGTTCATTTGGTGCTCCATTTCTTAGTTAGTTGGATTTTTTGTGGGTTGCCCCCTGTCACTTGTTACTGGGGGCAAGCCTTTTTACGATACGTATTCGTCGCAGTTAACGCACTTAACCTGCGCTAGCGTTGTTAGATGACACCAGTTACAAACAACTTGGTTGTTTGGAATTTCAGTGTCATCGTCGAAGGATATAGATTCTGCACGAGCATGAATCTCGCCTTCGAAGTATTCCTTACGAAGTATAAAGAAACCGTCTGTATCTTTGCCCACGATTTGGGTTGCAGATACCCAATCATGGCCACTTGGTTGCTTTATAGAATATACCCACTGGTACTTGTATTGAAGGTTGCCTTCATCTACAAGTTCATGGGCTAGGTCAGCAACTCGAGCGTCTGCAAGGTCTTGGCAGTTATCGCACAAGGCGTCCATTTGCATGCAGTCGTAGCATTGGTTGGTAATGTTTATGCCGTTATTAGGCTCCACTTACTTCTCCTTTCGTTCCGTCGGTTAAGTGAAAGAACCAGCGAGCAACTTCTGCGTTGGTAACACCAACGATAGGTATTTGCTTACGCTTTACCATGCGTAACGCTAACTTGTTAGGTGAGTATCCACCTATGGTCTTGCCGGTCTTTTTTTGAACCTTAGGTCTTTTCTTAGATGCTTTACCATTAGGTCTTGTAGTATTCATTTTTTACCCTTCTGACTCTCAACCTTTGAAAGTCACCTACAATTGGACACCCTAACGCACCTGAGCGTATTTCAGCTCAGGCTCCGAGTCGCGCTCTAAGGGCTGAAGGCCCTTGCGACTTGCGGACGGGTGTACAATGAGAACACCAGCGAACTCTGTCTGTGTCCAGCAGTAGGCAGTAAGGCAGTTACTCTTTAACAACATTGAACGGCGCCAGCCGTTCCTTGCTTTTAAATTTTGTGCTTGGCATGGGATTTTTATTTAAATCCTGAAGCACACGGAGCGCCTGGTTGTGGCGTGGAGTGAGCAGTCCTGCAGACGCCTGACTGTATAGCAGTACAGAGCGGCAGTCTTGAAAGCCGGAGGGTCGTATGACCCGGAGGCTTTTAAATGTCAGTCGTAAGTAGTTATGTATCTCTCCCTAAAATTATTTGTGGTTATAGTGACCCTTGCTAAATCAGTACAAAATAGGACATAACGACCTACTTAGCATAGGTAATAAAAATAGTTGAGAATAAAACGTCCGTTTTACCTGTTTGGACGGATTAGTACTGTATGTAGCAGTAAGTTATTCGCCAGGCTTTTATATAGCCTGGCTCATACAGTTACAGTACAGGTGACTGACAGACAGTGTAGGACGGCGAAAGACTATCTAAAGGACACCATGACATTCAAGGCGGGCGAAGAGCATTTTAAAGTTAAGGCTCTAGCCGAGGCAAAAGCTAAGGTTATAGAGTTAGTGAGCCAAGGTGCTACTACCCACCAAGCTATGAATCTAGCTGGCAAGAAACCAGATACGGTTCGTCAGTGGATGGTTAGGGATGCTGACTTTGCAAAGGAGTTAGCCAAGGCTAAGGAACTAGGGGAAACTCTTACTCTAGCCAACCTAGGGTATGACAAAAAGGATTTACCCTTTGCTGAATTTTCAAAAAATTTTTTAGACCAGACGGTCTTCCCACATCATCAAGACTGGGTCGACCTGTTAGAGGGACGGGAACCTTCCTGGCTTCACCCTAGTATGATATATGACAAGGCTGATAAGTCTAGGATTCTTATTAACGTGCCACCGGAGCACGCTAAGAGCACGGTTATTACCGTGAACTACTCAACATACCGTATCGCTCTCGACCCTAATGTTAGAATCATCGTTGTTTCTAAGACACTGATAAAGGCACGAGAATACGTGTACGCAATCAAGCAACGTCTCTCACACCCAAGATGGCTTAAGATGCAAAACGCATTTGGTCCTCAAGGTGGGTGGAAAGAAGACGCAGATACTTGGCGAACCGATACAGTGTATCTCGGGAGCGATGCTCGTAACTCAAGTGAGAAAGACCCTACCATTCAAGCACTAGGTATGGGTGGGCAGATTTATGGAGCCCGTGCAGATTTAATTATTCTTGACGACGTGATAACCACAGCCAACGCCCATGAATGGGAAAAACAACTTAACTGGCTGCAAAAAGAAGTTATCACTCGTCTCGGCAAAAACGGCAAGCTATTAATAGTGGGGACTAGAATTGCGCCAAGTGACCTATATAAGGAACTTCGTAGTCCTGAGCATTGGTCTGGTGGTAGGTCTCCCTTTACTTATATGGGTATGCCTGCTGTACTTGAGTATGATGTTGAGCCAAAAAATTGGGTTACTCTTTGGAAAGAATCAGATGTACCCTGGGATGGCGATACAGATACACCACAAGAGAACGGCTTCTATCCCAAGTGGGATGGACAAACATTATTCAAACGTCGTTCCGAGGTTACTCCTACTACGTGGGCTCTTGTCTATCAACAAGAAGACGTACAAGAAAACTCTATCTTCCCACCAGCTTTGGTACAGGGAAGCATACTCGGGGCTAGAAGAGTCGGACCTTTAAAGCCAGGAGCATCAGGTCATCCTAAAAACGTTGAGGGCTACACCATTATTGGTATGGACCCAGCTATTGCCGGACATGCAGCTTTAGTTGCAATAACTTTTAATAGAGCTGATGGTCGTATCTACGTACTAGATTGCTTGAACATGGCAGAGCCTAGTTACCAAAAGATACGTGATGCTATAGAAGCTATGACCATTAAGTATGCACCCCAAGAAATACGAATTGAAATCAACGCATTTCAGAAAGCATTTGAATTAGATGACAGCTTACGACAGTGGCTTGCTGGATACGGCGTACGGCTTAATTCTCACCATACAGGAAAAAATAAATGGGACTCGAACTTTGGAGTTGCCTCCATGTCAAGCTTATTCGGAACTACTCAAGACGGTAAGTTTCAAAACAACAACCTCCTTGAACTCCCATCAAGTGATGGCTCAGAAGGAATCAAAGCTTTAGTACAGCAGTTAATTACTTGGAAGCCAGACACTAGAGGTAAGACGGACTGTGTTATGGCTTTGTGGTTTGCAATCATTAGGGCAAGAGAATTGATTCAAAGCGGTACAAGGGTATCACCTTATTTAGATAATAGGTGGGCTACTAGAGCTCAGATGGAAAAAAGAAACTCAATCAACTTAGACGATGCTTTTAGTGAGCAATGGTCTGAAGTCTACGGATAAGGAACTAATATGGCTAACCCAATTAAAGTAGTTAAAGCAATAGGTCGTGCTGTTGGTGGTATTACCGGCAAAGGCGCTCAGACTGTCAACCCAATTTACAAGAATGGCGGCGCTCCACCTATCAGTAATGTAAAAGTTGTGCAATCAGAAAAGCAAAGAGATGCTGCTTTTTGGGCTGCGCAGGATAAAGACATGGCAGATGCTATGAAACAACAAAGTAAGCAGATGTTTGACAATATGAGTTCTGGAGAAAATTTTAGTAAAACTAAAAAAATTAATACTGACCCGGCTCGTGGTAGATAATGAATAGCTCTAAGAAAATGGCATTACCAACTTTAAAACAACATGTAGCATTTACTCAAACTGTTGCTTCGACTTTTATTCCAGTTATTAAAGTAGCTAAAATAGGTTCTCGTGCTGTTGGTGGTATTGTTAAAGAAGGCGCTAAATACGTATCTAAAGTTTATAGATAGGCAGCAATGGCAATTCCACTTAAAGGTATATCTATAGGGCTTACTAAAGCTGCACAGCTTGCTAAGGAAGCTAAAGAGATTGCAGAGAAAGCGGCCGGATTTTCTAAACCTAGAGTTCTTTACAATCCTGAAAATGAAGTTATTAAAGTTCCAGTTAAACCTATTATAGCTAAACTAGAAGAAAAAAAATTGCGTCGTTCAGTTCCAGAACCTAAAGAAATTTCTGGTAAAGATTTAGCTAAAGAAAAAGCTAAAGCATTTGGGTTAGGTTCAGTATCACCTGAACAAAGAGCGGCTATTGAATTTCAAATGAATAGAGGGCTACGCCCTGATATGGCTCCTTTGAGAACTAATCCACTTCCTCCAGAGGCAGTAAATATCCGCCCACCTAAAGCTCCAGGTATGCGAGTATGGACACCGGAAACTAAAAAGGTTGTTGCGCCTATGAAACCAACATTACCTAAGCCACAAGTATTTGATATTAAAATATCAGAAAAAGCTCCAAAAATTCCAAGACCAAAAGATGAACTACCACCAATACCTAAAGGTGCTAAAGATACTGAAGTTAAAGATAGTAGCGGTAGGTTAATTTTTAAAAGAACGCCTGAAGAAATGCAAAATCTTAATGAAAAACTTAAGAATGCAAAAGAAGCTGAAGAAGCAGGATTAAAGAATTTTTCAGATAGTACTGTACGTAATTCTGGTACTTCTGTTGAAAGAACACCTGGTGTGTTTAAAGAACGTAATTGGTATGAAAACGAAGAAGATGCTATTAAAGCATTTATTGCTCGCACAAAACGTGAATCTCAGGGAGATTAATTTATGGCATTAGATATGAGACAGATAACTGCGAGAGTTGACTCTCTACGTTATCGTTCCACCGAAAGAGATTCTCGTAACCTAGACGTACTTGCTGTTCGTCAAGGAAAAATCTCACAAGTTTATCCTAACTTCTTTCCAGCTGGTATAGACCAGAACGTAGTAGCTAACTTTATTGATATTGTTGCAAGAGACCTTGCAGAAGTTATGGCTCCACTACCTGCTGTTAACTGCTCAGCAGTAAATCAAGTTTCAGATAGAGCACGTCAGTTTGCAGACAAGCGTACAAGAATTGCTGCTAACTATTTCCGCCATTCAGATTTGCAAGTAAATATGTACAACGGTGCGGACATGTACATAACATATGGTTTCCTTCCTTTCATTGTTGAACTAGATGAAGAAGCAGGATTACCACGGATTAGATTAGAAAATCCTATTGGAGCTTATCCAGAGTTTGACCGGTATGGTCGTTGTGTAGCATTTGTAAAACGTTACACCCTTACCTTGGGTGAGCTGGTTAGCCAATTCCCTGAGTTTGAATTCCAACTCCTAGGCTCAGAGGGTTACAACCAAAATCTTAATCATCAGATGGAGATGATTCGTTATTACGATAAAGACCAATCAGTTATTTATATACCAGCAAAGAAAAATTTAGTTCTATCAAAGGCAAGTAATCCTATAGGTAAGATGAATGTAATCGTTGCTAGACGCCCAGGTGTTGATGGTGAACTTCGTGGACAGTTTGATGATGTATTAGGAATTCAGTTACTTCGCAATCGTTTTGCTTTGCTTGCAATGGAAGCTGCAGAGAAATCTGTTCAGGCACCAATTGTATTACCAAACGACGTACAAGAATTACAATTAGGCGGAGACGCTGTAATTCGTACAAACAATCCAGCAGGTGTTAGACGTGTTGAACTTAATCTCCCACAAGGAGCTTTTACAGAACAACAACTTCTAAACGAAGAACTACGTGTAGGAGCTCGTTATCCTGAATCACGTACTGGAAATGTTAAGGCTTCAATCATTACTGGCGAAGGTGTTCAAGCACTACTAGGTGCATTTGATACACAGGTTAAATCAGCACAATCTATATTTACTACAGCATTACGTGATGTTATTTCTCTTTGCTTTGAAGTAGATGAGAAATTATTTAACGAAGAAAAAACAATTCGTGGTACCGATGCTGGTGCACCTTATGCGGTTACATATACACCTACAAAAGATATCAAGGGTGATTACTCAGCCGATGTAAGATACGGAATGTTAGCTGGTTTAAACCCAGCACAAGGACTTATCTTCATGCTTCAAGCTCTTGGCGGAAAGCTTATCTCTAAAGATATGGCTATGCGTGAGTTGCCATTTAACGTCAACGTCACCTTAGAACAAGAGCGCATTGAAACAGAAGATATGCGGGCTGCATTGATTGGTTCATTGCAAGCTTATGCACAAGCAATACCTCAAATCGCTGCTCAGGGCGGTGACCCAAGCGACATTGTTAACAAGATAGCTGAAGTCATTAGGCAACGTCAAAAAGGCATAGCAATTGAAGATGCCATCAGTGAGGTATTTGCAATCGAGAATCCTCCAGCTGGTGGCGCACCATCGGTCGAGCAGCCGTCCGTCCCCTCTGCTCCCGGCGCTCCAGTTGGAGGCTCACAACCAGAACAACCAATAGAAGCTCAAGCACAACAAAGACCAGAGTTACAAAGTTTATTAAGTAATTTAAATATGGCTGGAAGAACTAACGCAAGTGTAAGGACAGTAAACAGAAGATAACTTGGGGGAATAGTGACGGCTATTGTTGGAATTCAAGGCAAAGGTTGGGCTGTCCTAGCAGCAGATTCTATGACTACATATACAGATAGACCGTATGTAGCAAAAGGTTGCGACAAGATAGTTAAAATTGGTGAGTATCTAATTGCAGTAGCAGGTGATGCTATAGCAGGAGATATCCTTAATAATTTATGGCAACCACCTAAAGTAATTAAGACGCAAGACCCAGATAGATTTATGATGATTAGAGTTTTACCATCTATCAAGCAAGCATTAAATGAAGCAGGCTATGACCCAACACCTAAGGGCAAGAGCGATGATGATTCTGGCTGGGATGCGTTAATTTGTTTTAATGGAAAGTTATATCAAGTTAGTGATGACTATGGATATATGCGAGACGATAGAGGATTTTACGGAATTGGTTCAGGCGGTGGACTAGCTCTTGGTGCATTAGTCGCAATGGAAGTTGAAACTAAGACACATGCTAAAGCAACAAGTGCGGCAAAGAAAGCAGTTAATGCAGCAATCCAATATAATATTTGGTGCGGTGGAACAGTTAATATCAAAACTCAATTTACTAAGTAGGAGTATAAATGGCAAATGGACGTGGCGGATATCGTCAACCTAGTAATCCAGCACCTGTATCAGGTCCAGGCGCTTTGTCAAAGCGTACTGATGGTGGTGCAACTGAAGGTATGACTCAAGCTCCTAAGTACATGGCTGGAATGAGATACGGCATGGGTGGAAATATGGAACAACAATCTGGTGCTCCTATGCAAGGGACTGATATACCTTCTACTCCAACTCCTATAGTGCCATTAAGCGCACCTACAAGCCGTCCTGAAGAACCTATTACAGCCGGTGCTGACTTCGGTGAAGGTCCTGGCTCAGAGGCTTTAATGGGTATGCCATCTCCTCAAATTAATATTACTAACATCCTTAGCAGACTTGCTCAGTATGATGACTCAGGAGACGCAGAGCTTATCTATCGCAGGTTACTAGATAGCGGTTACTAATGCCTAGACTACCGCGTCCAGTAGTAGCTCAGACATCTCAAGGTCTATATAATGCAGTTGCTTCAGCTAACCTTTCGCCTGAAGAAGATGGCATGATTACGCAGATGTCTTATGCGTATCAAGAAGGTTTAAGATTAAGTAAACTATCTCCCGATAAAGCTAAAGCAGATTTTGATATTTTAAATGATAGTGCTAAAAGAGACGTTAGAGTTCTGTTTCCAAATGAAGAATACTCTAAGCCTGAACAAAGTTTATTAGGAAAAGGTTTAAGTGTTGCTGGCAAAATAGCTAATGTTCCTTACAAGTTTTTTGGTTCTCCTTTTCTTGGTACATTCTCAGCTTTAGAAAAATATGGTAAGACACTTAATACGCCAGCTCGTGTAGCATTTCAAGCTACAACTTTAGACAAGCCTTTGTTTTCTCAAAACACTTGGTCAGATGCTTATAAAGGTAAAGATTTTTATAATCCAAATGATGTTAAGAATCTTGAAGAGAAATATGGTAGAGCTAATGCCGCAGTTGCAATGGGTATTGCTGCTGCTAAAACTCCAGGTGAGATTATTAAAGACTGGGGCAAGGTAGATGCAGAGATAACTCAAGCACTTGCTGATTCATTAGATGACCCAGATAAGTTTGAACCTATTCTTAAAGAAACAAAATTAGCAAGATTTTCTCCTGGTCGTTCAATTATACGTATGGTATATGATGAACAACATCCAGTACTTTCAACAATATGGTTCTCTGCCTTTGGCAGACCAATGGAAGTTCCTGGTCAATCTCCAGAAGTTAAAGCTGCAAATGCAGCCTATAAAGCCAATGTAATGGCTAAGCAATCTGGAACTATTGACGCTATTTATCAAGTGATAATTTCTCCTGATACTTACCTAACCATGGGTCTTAGTAAGATACCTTTAATTGGTTCTAGGTTAGCTGGAGCTGCTGTCGCAAGAGGAGCCGATGAGGCTGGCTTTCTTGTTGCCGGACAAGGTAATAAAGGTAGAGTATTAGCTAATAAAATATTAGCGGCTAAACCAGAGGAACTAAACCTTACCGTTCGTGAGACTTTTCAAAGACCAGATGTATTTGGCTTGTGGCAAAATGAAGTTGGTCCAGTAGTTAAAGCATTTACTGAGGCTAAGGATAACACAGCTAAGGCAGAAATATTTAGAAATTTTAGAATTACTTATCCAGAATTCAATGACCTTGCAGTATTTAAACTGTATTCTAAAAACAATGTATTTGATGCAGCATCTGCTGAGAAGTTTTTTACTACCGCAGATAATGCAAGATATTTAATAGGCGGAAGATTAGACGGTACTACTTTTTATCGCAATGGTGTAGCTACTGCACGTGCATCTCGTCAATTCACATCAGGAATTGCTCGTAAGGTAGACGCAATATTTAATCCAACAATAGGAAATATTGCTGCCAGAGATACCCTTGAAAAGGCTACTGCTGCACATGAACGTGGTTGGGAAATCCTTACACGTTTAGGTGAAGAAGCTGATTTGGGAGTTAACCCAAACATAACAAAACTTATAGACATTGAAAACGATATGTCTAAAACACGTAAATTAGCATTTAAAATAGGCACAGCAGCTGGCAGAAGTCCTACTAGTAGTGGTATTAGATATGGCGATGACGCCATTGAGACTGTTTCTGAGTTTAGAAACATGGCTGCATTAGTAGTAGATAGAGATTTTGCAGATACATGGGCATTAAACTATTTAGATTTAGATTCTGCTCAACAAGTAGTAGCTATTCGTAACCTTTATGCTGCATATTTTCAGAAACAAGGCTTTGAAGGATTACCTGGCGGTAAAAACTACACGCAAAAAATATTAGACAGAACATTTAATCATCATGCTGGCTTCGGTGTTACCTCTAAGGTGGAAATACGTAGAGATTTAGCGGACATGATGGACCCTAGTGCTATTGAATATGAAAATGGTATTCCGTATTTAAGAAACCGTGGTATTACTCATGGATTCCAAGCGGCTGGAATGATTGCTCCATTACCTTTTGAAGAGATTGCTGCTACAAAAGCAATGCTTGGTATGAAAGACCAGGCTGGTCACTTTACTTTAAGAAATGGCATACCTTCTCTGTTTGATGGCATGCATAGAAACTATTTTATGCGTGCAGTTACTGATACTTGGGCTGTTCTTACCCTAGGTATTCGTCAAGGTCTACGAACTTCTATAGACCACTTCACGTTTTATGCATTTACTGCTCCTGGCGACGCTATTAAAGACTTTGCAGTTGGAGAATCAAGAAAACTAGGCAAGGTTCTTACTGTTGCTACTGGTTCTAAGGCAGCTGTTGGTCCATATAAGCGTTTGTTTAACAAACTGTTTCTTAATGGTGGTTTAGAGCAACGTCTTACCAAGGGTGACCGATTAGAGATTGTAAAAGACTTACAAAAAGAAATGTCTGAAAAGCTTGGGTACGATGTACCGATGCAAGAAGTTAGCAATGTTTTAATTAGACAAGAATCTGGTAAGCGTGCTTGGGATATTCTATTCAAGGGCCAAACCGATGAAGCTCAACAAGACATTATGGATTTATTAGTATATCAACCAGATACTATCGATGCAATGCAAAGAGCCGTTAGCGCAAAATCAAACTTAAGCGGTAGATTTGATGATGAGGTTAGAAATCTAACCCTTCCTGAGTCTAATGTAACTAGAGCGGTTGAAGATGTTGGTTTGAAATTAGGCAGGAAGTGGAAACCTATTTCCACTAGAGAACTTGCTCAACTAAATCAACAGTATCCAGCATTAGCACACTATGATAACTGGGCATTGCGTTTTGCATTTAATAGAATTCAACTTGCTGAGTATAAATCTTTTAGTCCTGTATCAGCATTTTTTATGCACAATGGATTAAGAGATACCAAGGATATTGAGAGAGCTAGACAATCTATCCTTAAACAAGTTGGTGTTAATTACTATTCAGAAGAAGACCAAGCTATCCAACTAGCTAATAGGACTATCAATTCTGGTGGAGCATCAGGCGCAGATACAGTATTTGGTCGCGAAGGTGCAGTATTTGGAATGAATGTTAAGGCTCATTCATTTGATGGCCATAAGATTCAACCTGGTTCTGGTACTCAAGTTATTCATACACAGCAAGAGCTTGAAATTGCTGATGACTTAATGAAAACTGTAAATGAAAAATATTTAAAGAGAGCGTTTCCTCCGACCAATAAATATGTAGCTAATTTATTGCGTAGAAATTACTATCAAGTAAAAGATTCTGAGGCTGTTGTTGCTATAGGTCGTATTGATAATAATGTCGTTCAAGGTGGAACAGCCTGGGCTGTCTATGCTGGTATTGAACTTAATAAACCAGTTCATGTATTTGATATGAATGTCAATAAATGGTTTACATGGGCAGATGGTGCTTGGTCACAATCAGATACGATTCCTGCTTATAGAAATTTTGCTGGTATTGGTAGTAGAGATATATCTCCAGCTGGTACAAGAGCAGTTAAAGAGTATTTAACCAATATGTCTCTTATTAAGCCTGGTATATCATTAAAGGTTTTTGATGTAGATTTACTAAGACGTTTTGTTACCAAGTTTGGTGATACAGTTGCATTTCGTGAAAGAGGTTTAACTGACGAACAAGTATCTCTTATTCTTGTAGATAACATGTTGGCTGATATGCAGGTTGCTTTCCATGGCGGAGCTAATTCCTATAATCAAGAGCTAATGAACCTAGTTAAAGAAAAACATTTTGATATTACAGAAGCAGCAGCTAGACGTTCTAAGCGTATCCCATCTGATGCATGGGAAAAATCTGTATCTAGTATTGAGTTTTCTGACTTTGAAAAGGTTACGGTTAACATGCACCCAAGTGGTGAGATTAACACACGTATTGATTTCCTTAATGAAGATATGGAAGGAAACTTTAGGAAGTTTGGCAATGCTATTTATGAGCAAGCAGACCGTCAAGCAACTGGTTTGTTTAGCCAACCAGTCTTAGTCTATACATACAAAACCTTGCGTCAATCTTATAGAAACCAAGAGAAACTATTTGCTAAACAACAAGAGGCTAGGCTTATAGAACAAGACCCATTCAATAGTAAAGCTAAAGAAATTGCTACTGATTTGGCACGTAAAAGATATGCTGAAATAGCGCATAATGATGCTATATATACAATATTAAAGTACATAGATAACCCTGCTATTAGAAGCAATTTCTCTATGTCTGTTAGACACGTAGGCAGATTCTATCGTGCAACTGAAGACTTCTATCGTCGTTACTATCGTATGTTACGTGATAAGCCACTTCAAACTGCGTATCGCATGCGGTTATTACATCAAGGTCTACAGTCTTCTGGCAGTGTACACAAAGACCAAGACGGTGTCGAGTACTTTATCTTCCCAACAGATACGGTTATCAATGGTGCAATTGAGCCAGTAGTACGTAAACTATCTGGTAACAATCAATTTAAAGTACCTCAATTTGATAACTTTAAAATGAAATTACAGATGCTTAACCCATCTTTCTCACCTGATGCTGGTATACCTACCTTCTCTGCACCTGCTGCTTCGGTAACCATACTTGCAATAGATGGATTATTGGGTAAGTATGGTAATGCTTTTACGTCTAACTTAGGCGAGAGTTTTAAGCAAGCCACACTAGGTAGCTTTGGCGAAACCATGAGTTTCCGCAGTGCTGTTATCCCTATGTATGTTGAGAATGCTATTAGATTAAGCAAGCCAGCACAGGAGATTCTTGGTATTACTGATATAGAACACAAGACTCGTGAAGAGAAGAGCGCTGCTATGCAGGCTATCTCTTACATGCAGGCATACGGTAATCAACCATTACCAGAGAATCCTACACCTCAAGAGCGTAATGATTACTTAAAAGCAATAAGTATATCAACAAGCAACTTACTGTTTATGCGTGGTTTCTTAGGTATGTTCTCACCTGTATCTGCATCTTTACAAGAGAGCAAAGGTGTTCCAGATTATTACAAGCAGATTGGTATAACCAGTCTACGTAATGAATTCTATGACATATTAGATGGCATAAAGCAGACATATGGTACTGATATTCAAGATGCTTATGCCCTTGCTACTGCTATCTTTGTGGCTAATAACCCAAAGAAGAGTATCTACTTAGCTTCTCGAAACGATAAGCAAACAAGTATTCTAATTAACAAGACTCAACAGGTTAAAGACTGGGCTCTAAGTAATAAAGACTTTATAGATACTTATGGCGAGACTGCTTATATCTTTGCACCAAAGGTAGGAGACTTTAATCCTGCAGTATATAACTGGTTGGAGTCACAAGACCTACTGGGTCAGCCTGACTTAGAAGTATACCTAGAAAGAGTGCTAGTAGCAGAGGATAAAGCTGCTTACTTTAATATTGCTAATAAGGAAAAAGAAGCTTTGGCTAATACTACTAGTATCAGTCAACGTCAAGCTATTATCAATAATGCAACAAGAAGTCGTCAGACTTTGTTGAACTCTAATCCATATTTACTGGAAGCCTTACAAAGTAAGAATAGTTTTCCTTCAGAGAAGATAATGTTAGACAACCTATCTACATTACTATCTGATGAAAACACCCCTATACCTGATATTACACGGGTTAAAATGAGGGCGGCAGTTAATGAGGTTCAAGGGTTTATAGCACTTGCTACTGACCAAGAATACAAATCATCACCTTACTTTGTCGATTCTAAACGTATAAGAAAAGCTGAGATTGAAAAACTTATTGAAGATTTAAGGACTGGAGACCTTGTTATGACTGAAGCGTACAGAGCTGTATTACAGCCAATACTTGATTTCTATTCACGGGATACATATGTAGCATTCAGAAAGGCTAACTACTAATGGCTGATTCTAACTTTAACTATCAAGCAGGAAAGCTTAATCAGGCTGACGAGTTTGCCGCAACCGGCGCTACTCTAAGTATTAACCCTTCTACTAATAAATCTGAATTAGTTATCAAAGATAAAAGCGGTGCTCTTAATCCAGCTTACGTATATATCTCTCCAGATGGAATTAGCTTTGATGTTGATACTGACTTAGATAGAATATTAAATCTATATTATACTGACTTCAGAAAAGACCCTGCATATAAAGATACAGTATACAAGAATCTAAGGATTAAAAAGGGTGCTAACCCAACAGATGTAGGCAATGCTCTCAATAAACGCATTGTTGATTTTGGTGTAGATGTAGCAACTCAGCTTAAATCAAACCCTGACCTTACTGCCTTCACCCCATTAAACAAATGGGCAGGTGGAGCAGGAGGTTCTACTACTACAGTAGACCGTGCTTTATCTACAAAGGCTCAAGCATCACAAGAGTTAGATGACTTCTTTGTTGAGCAATTAGGTCGCAAAGCTACTCTTGAGGAGAAGAAAGATTTTTATAATAGAGTAAGAAAAGAAGAAAGTATATCGGGAGTTACTACTACTACCGGAGAAACTACTCGTACTTCAGTAGGTCGTGGCTTAAGGCCAATAGACCGTCAGAGAATCATGGGTGATGTTTTACGCCCCGCTGCTGAGCTCATGACTGGTGACGAACTTCTTAAATCAGGTGGTTTATTAGGTACATATATATCTAAGCTACAAGCTACAGCTAGAAACTATGGCTTGGCTTATAGCCCTGACATGGCTAAGAAGAATGTATTAAGTAACTATCAATCAGGTGGAACTCTTACAAGTGGTTCCCTTGAAGCTGAAGAGTTAGGTATTAAAAGTATAGCTAAGACTATATACCCTAACCTAGGTAAGTTAATTGATAGTGGCGTAAAGGTAAGTAGTCTTGCTGACCAGTACGCATATTACATGGGTCAAACCCTTGAGTTACCGGATAACTCTATTGATATTACTAAAGATACTTACATACAGAATGCTCTTAAGAATGGCGGACAAGAAGGTTCAATGAATCTAAATGATTTTGAATTATCATTGCGTAAAGACGCACGCTGGGCTAAGACTAAGAATGCTAGAGAAGAAGCATCTAGTTATGTTAACTCTATCTTATCTTCATTTGGGTTGGTGAGATAATGGCTAATCCTAAAATGTCCGCAGAAGAAAAAGCGGTTAGAGATGCGTTAGCAGTAGTTCAGGCTGACACTGGAATAACAAGGGCACAAGAAATAATAAAAACTGGGACTGTTCCTGCACCAACTGCTGCTGACAAACTTAATTATGAAGATGCAAGAAATGCAGTTTCACAACTATCCCCAGATTGGCAGGCAAGACTTGGAAAAGCCTATGCTGGCTTAGACGCTCAACAGCAAAAAGTTATAGACCAAGCAGGTGCATTAGGTTACGATGTAAATACTACTACTGGTGCACTAACCCCAAAAGTTAATACTGGTGGTAATAACCCTGCTGGTGGTAATAACCCTGCTGGTAATAACAAAGATGCTGTAATAGATAAAGATACTAAAGATGCTTATGCTCTCCTTGAAGATACTTTAAATACCTATGGACTAGGCTCTCTTGCTTCTGTTATCAAGGGTTACATGCTTGCAGGTCTTGGACCTCAGCAAGCTAAATTGCAGATTAAGCAAGACCCAATATACAAAGCTAGATTCAAAGGTAACGAGTTACGTATAGCTGCTGGATTAAACGCTTTATCTGAGGCTGAGTATTTAGGTCTTGAAGATACCTATAGTCAAGTCATGAATCAGTATGGTTTGGGTGATTACTTTGGTAAGACAAGAGAGGCACGCCAAGTTAAACTAGCTGACATTATAGGCGGAGATATATCAGCAGTAGAGTTAAAGAGCAGAATATCTACAGTAGTAGATAGAGTTAACAATGCTGACCCTGGTATTAAAGCACAGCTTAAAGAATTCTATCCTGGTATTACAGAAACAGATTTAGTTAAATACTTCTTAGACCCTAAACAAACATTGCCACAGTTACAAGAAAAGGTAACATCAGCTGAAATTGGTGCCGCTGCTACTGGTCAAGGATTAAAAACTAGTATGACTAGTGCTAGTGATTTAGCTAGATACGGTATCGACCGTGCTACCGCAGTTAAGGGTTATTCAACCATTGGTGGAATACTTCCAGAGGCTACAAAATTAAGTGGCATTTATGGCGAAGCAAAGATTGATTACACACAGGCTACAGCTGAACAAGAAGTCTTTAAAGGTAATGCATCTGCTGAGCGTAAGCGTAAGCAATTAGCCGCTCTTGAGTCGGCCCAATTTAGTGGGTCAGCTGGAGTTGGTACTGCCGGACTAAGTACTACTTACTTAAGAAAGTCATCTAGCGGCGGACAGTTCTAAATAGAATCCTATGTGAATCCATCGGCCTCACATAGCGTACTAGACCGATAGCAAGAGCCAGACCGATTCCCCGATTGGAACCTGAGGCTTGCGACTACAACGAATAGAAGGGTGGGTTGCTATGAGCAACAACTACTGGGATGAAGACGAAGACGACCAAGATACCGACAACGAAACACAGTTGGATGGAAGCGATTTACTTAAAAAATTGCGGAAAGCCAAGCGTAACGATGAAAAGCGTATTAAGGAACTTACTGAGCAACTTGAGGGATTATCCAAGTCGCAGCGTGAGCGTATAGTCAAAGATGTCCTAGACAAGAAGGGTGTCAATCCAAAGGCACAACGCTTAATCCTTAAAGACTTAGAAGACGTTAACGAAGAGTCAGTTAATAACTGGCTTGATGATAACGGCGACTTGTTTGGATTAACAAAGGAGCCTGAGGTAAACCAAGAACAAGAACTTAATCGAGCAGCCTTACGGCAGCAAGATGTAGTTACTCAGTTGGGTACGACCCCTGACAAAGCCCAAGACTTATTGAACAGAGTTATGAATGCGGCTAACGCAGAAGAACTTACTCAACTAATTCAAGGCAATTAATATCCATAGTAATTCTTAATCACCTTGGAGGTGAACAATGGCTAATGCCTATTCAAGTACAGGCTCAAGCACCCTCGGCGGAACCGCTGGTGGAGCTGGTTTAGTACAGACAGCGTATGACCGACTGTTAGAATTCGCGTTGCGTTCAGAACCCCTAATTCGTAGTGTCGCTGACAAGCGTCCTGCAAAGCAGGCAATTCCTGGCTCAACCGTAGTTCTACAATTATACGCAGATTTAGCAGCGCAATCAACTGCGCTGACCGAAGCAACAGAGCGTGACTCTGTAGCACTAGGTACCCCAACATCAGTTACTTTAACTCTTGCAGAGTACGGTAACTCAGTATTAGTAACACGTGCTTTGGAGCTATTCAGCCTTGCTGATGTAGACCCAGCAATTGCTAATATTATTGCATTCAACCTTGCAGATTCCATTGATGGTGTCGCAATGACAGAACTACGTCAAGGAACCAACGTAATTTACGCTGGTGCAACTGCAACTTCTACTGCAACCATTACAGCAGCAGCAACTATTTCTTCAGCAAACATCCGTAAGGCTGTTGCTAAGTTACGTGCTGGTAAGGCTGTAGCCCGTAAGGGTTCACTATACTGGGCTGGAATTCACCCAGAGGTTTCACACGACCTTCGTGCTGAGACTGGTTCAGCAGGATGGTTACTTCCTAACCAATACGGCTCTGCACAAGACCGTATCTGGGCAGGAGAAATTGGTACCTATGAAGGTGCTTATTACGTAGAGTCTGCTCGTTTGTACAATGCTACAGACGGTGCATCATCTGCACGTAACTACCGTACAATTATTGCTGGTCAGCAAGCAATGGCAGAAGCCGTTGCTGAAGAGCCACATGTAGTTATCGGTCCAGTTATTGACCAACTTATGCGTTTCCGCCCAATGGGCTGGTACGGCGTTCTTGGCTTCAAGCGTTATCGCGAAGCAGCCTTGTATCGTATTGAGTCTGGTTCATCAATCGCTTAATTGATTGACGGTAGGGCTAGGGGCAACTCTAGCCTTACAGTAAGTTCATTAAGGAGAACAATGGCAACGTACACATTTCTAACACCTACCTTAGAACAGGGGTTAATAGGTGGTCACAGACTGTTCCAATTCTTTACTCAAAGAACTAAAAGCTATACAGTTATTAATGATGGTGGAGTATATTCACTAACTCAATATCCGGCACAAGATGATTTAGAAACTTATACTGCCCACTATATGGGTGGTCTTATACATACCGGAATTAGCGATGCTATTAGGACAGCAATGATAGCAGCAAACATAGGAATAACAGCAAGTAACTTCACAACAGAGTAGGGACATATGAAACATTGGGAGCATCACCCTGAACCAATTGAGGGTTGCTTTGGGTGCAAGGGCCTAGGACTTCAGATGAATTCTGGAGATGCTGGACGAGATGTACCAGATAAGAAATGGAATTCTGAACTACAGGCATATCGTGATGCAAGAGCACAGGGGATACAGCCTGCTGGTACCAGAATGAAGGATATAATATCAGCGCACGAAGCATCAGAAACTTTAGGTAAAGCCTACAATGCAGAGACTATGCCTAAAGCAAAAGAAATAAATAAAAAATCCGTAGAAGTACTCAAAGAGATAGGTCAAATATAATGCCAAAAGTAGGAATGAAAAAATTCCCATACACCGCAAAAGGCAAGAAGGCTGCAAAGGCTTATGCTAAGGGTGAGAAGATGGAATCCAAGTCTGAGAAGATGATGGAAATGAAAAAGGGTATGAAGAAGATGGGAAAGAAGAAGTAACATGGCTAACAAACCTAGTGAATTATCTGCTCAACAAAAAGCAGAACGTAGTCGTGCAAAAACTCGTTCATTTAAAATGCAAAAGTTTGACCCGTATTTAAATAAAGAGGGTAAGCATGATATTACAAAAATTCCTGGATTTAAATTCGGTAAAGAAACAGAGTAAGTAATGTCATCAGGTCAATTTGTACGTAGTGATGGTTTTAATAAAACTATTATGAAAGATGGTCTCATCCTTACCCTGCGTAAGGATGGAACTGTCAAGGTTCAAAGAGACCCCAAGACTGGGGATATAATTAAGGGGAACAAATGACGGCAGCATGGACACGTAAAGAAGGCAAGAACCCAGCAGGAGGCCTAAATGCGAAGGGTAGAGCATCCTATAAGGGTGGAACCCTCAAGGCACCTGTAAAGAGCGGGGATAACCCCCGTAGAGCCTCATTCTTGGCCCGTATGGGCGGTATGCCAGGACCTGAACGCAAGCCTAATGGTGAGCCTACAAGATTACTACTATCCCTGCAAGCTTGGGGTGCTAGTTCAAAGGCAGATGCTAAACGTAAAGCAGCAGCAATATCCCAACGAAACAAAGGAAAAAAATAATATGGCACGAGGTAATCAAGGAAAAGTCACTCCAAAGCAACCAACATTGGGTACACAAAGAACATATTCAGGTCGTTCAGGTGTTCCAAAATCACGTTCAGATTTCAATAATCAATCAAGTGTTAATAAACTTTATGGTTGGCTAAAAGCAAATTGGAGCAACCCAATTGTTAAACCAGGTGACCCAAAACCATGGTCTGCTGAAGACGGATATAACTACAAACCGTAATTAATTGATTAGAGAGGGGGGGGACAATGCAAGAGACGGTATCAATCGCTTGGTGCGACAACGGTATGGTGGATGGCAAGTTTATGCAAGGCATAACAGATGTAATGTTAAAGTCTGGAGTAACCTTCAGTTCTACGTTGCGAAGTCAAGGTAATCAGATTGCTAGACAAAGACAAACAGTAATTGAGCATTGGTATGAGAAGTCTAAGTCTGACTGGCTGCTATGGGTAGACTCAGATATAGTTATTAGTCCAGAAAAATTTAAATTATTATGGGACAACAAGGATGCCAAAGAGCGTCCATTAATTTCTGGAGTATACTTTACTACAGATAATCCAGAGGAACCTTTGATGGTTCCAATGCCTACTGTATATAGTTTTACTAATAAAGGTGATGGAACATTTGGTTTAGCCAGAATTCATCCACTGCCAGAAAATAAAATAATTAAGGCTGATGCAGCAGGGTTTGGATTTATCCTTATGCATCGCAGTATAGTTGAAAAAGTTAAAGCCGTAGCACCTGATGGTCAGATGTTTATGGAAATGGGTAGAGGCACTAAGTTTATAGGAGAAGATATATTCTTCTTTATGTTATGCGATAAGGCAGAGGTTCCGCTCTATTGCCATACCGGAGCGCTAGTACCACATATGAAACGATTCTCATTTGATGAACATTATTACAAAGCATTTATGGGTTCTCCTGAAAAGGAAAAACCTAAGTCTAAAATCATTATACCTAGATAGGATAAACAATGGCAACTGGTAAAGAAGGTAGCAGTTTAAACGCAGAGCTTAATCGTGTTGCGGGTACAACTGGCAAGGCAGACCAAGGTGCGGCTAATGCATATGCCAGCACATCTGGTAAAGGAATCATTGGTGCTCTTAATATAAAGGCTAGTGCTTCTCGCCAACCTAACGACTATAAAGGTCTTAATGCTATATGTAATGAACTTGCTGGTACAACCGGTAAATCTGCAGTTGTTGCGTTAAGGAGCATAAACATATAATGGCAATCACATTAACTGATATGATTAATGAAGTATCTATGAACCTATCTGGATACACATTAACTCAAGACCGTTCTACTTATCTTAAGACTGCAATTACTACAACTACATCATCTAGCGCTTCTCCACTAACTGTAAGCCTTGGCTCAACAGCTAATGTGGGTATGGGTGTTATTGAAATTGATGAAGAATTATTATGGGTAGATACATACGATAGAGTTGGTAACTCTGCTATTATTGCACCTTACGGTAGAGGCTATTTAGGAACTACTGCTGCTACACACACTGCTGATAGCAAGGTAACTATCTCTCCTACTTTCCCAAGGTTTACAATTAAGAAAGCAATTAACGATACTATCAATGCTTTGGGCGCTAGTATTTTTGCTGCTGCTACAACTACTATTACTTCTAATGCTGCTGTTGCGGCCTTTAAGATACCAGCTACTGGTGATACCTCATTAAACGTTCGTAATATTTTAGCAGTTGCTTATCAAGCAATTGGTGCTAGCAAAGAGTGGGTTCCTATCCGTTCTTGGCGATTTGATTCCAACGCTAATACTACTGCATTTAGCACAGGTCAAACTATATCAATCTATGACCGTGTTCCATCTGGCCGTACAATTCAAATTGTATATGCTAAAGACCCTATTGCATTTTCTGAACTAGCAACAGTTACATTAACAGGAGCTCAAGATTTTTCAACAACTGGATTACCTAACTCTTGCAAAGATTTAGTTATCCTTGGTGCTACCTATCGTTTGCTTACTAACCTTGACCCAGCTCGTGCTTCAATGGTATCCCCACAAGCAGATGAGATAGATAGCAAACGTCCATACGGTTCATCTCAAGCTCTTACTAAAAATATTTACGGTTTATATAACCAACGACTAGCCGAAGAAATTAGAAGCCAGCAAGAAAAATATCCTATCCGTGTCCACTACTCTATCTAAATAGGAACATAAATGACAATCAGAAAATACTCATCCCGTGCTCAACAGACCACGTTATCTGCTGCTATAACCTCTACGACTGCAACCACTATGACGGTTGCCAGTCCTACCTTACTCATGGGTGGAAAAACATTAGCTGCTAATGAAACTTACACAGTAGTCATTGACCCGGATACAGCTGTTGAAGAAATTGTAAATATTGTATCTAGTGCTGGTAACCCGGTATCTGGTTCTACTATAACTATTACTAGAGGTGTAGATAGCGATACTCCTGGTACTGGCTCTCTTCATAGCATCGGCGCAGTAATTCGCCATATGGTTATTGGTCGTGACCTACAAGAGGCTAATGACCACGTTAACGGTACCCTTGCTCAACACGCAGCAACAACCTCTACTGAACTTCGTGGAGTTATATCAGATGAAACAGGAACTGGCTCTTTAGTATTTGCAACATCCCCAACTTTAGTAACTCCTATTCTTGGAACTCCTACATCTGGAACATTAACTAATGCAACTGGATTACCTATCTCTACTGGTGTATCTGGTCTTGGTACTAACGTAGCAACATTTTTGGCTACCCCATCTAGCGCTAACCTTGCTGCTGCTCTTACAGATGAGACTGGTTCTGGTGCTGTTGTACTTGGAACTAGCCCAACAATTTCTAGCCCAACCATTACTGGTACTGGTGCTATTGCAGGTACCTTTACAGGCAATTTAACAGGTAACGTAACTGGTAACGTATCTGGAACTGCAGGTAGTGCAACAGGTAATGCTGCTACTGCGACTGCTTTACAAACAGCCCGTAACTTCCAACTAACTGGAGATGTAGAAGCATCTGCCGTATCATTTGATGGTACTGGCAATGTAAGTTTAACTACTGTCATTGGTACTGGCGCAATTGTTAATGCTGACATTAACGCATCTGCTGCTATTGCTTATAGCAAGTTAAACCTTAATGGAACTATTACCTCTGCTGATATTGTCAATGGAACTATTGTTGCCGCTGATATTGCTGATGGAACTATTACTGCTGCTAAATTAACTGCAGACCCATTTGCTCGTGCTAACCATACTGGTACACAATTAGCAGCAACTGTCTCTGACTTTGATACACAGGTAAGAACATCTCGCTTAGACCAGATGGCTGCGCCTACTGGCAGCGTATCTGTTAATAGCCAGAAAGTAACATCTCTTGCTACACCTACAGTTGATACCGATGCAGCAACTAAGCTTTATGTAGATACAAAAGTTGCAGACCTTGTTAACTCTGCACCATCTACACTTGATACCCTTGGTGAGATTGCAACAGCAATCCAAGCAGGTGGAACTGTCTATGATTCATTTGTATTAAAAGCAGGAAGCACAATGACTGGCAACCTAACCCTTGCTGGTGCTCCTTCATCTAACCTACACGCTGCTACTAAGTTGTATGTAGATGATGTGGCTGGTTCTGCTACTGCTGCTGCAGCCTCTGCTGCTGCCGCTGCTGCTTCATATGATTCTTTTGATGATAGATACTTAGGTGCTAAATCAACTGCTCCTACATTAGATAATGATGGTAATGCATTAGTAACTGGTGCCTTATATTGGAACTCAGTATCTGCAACTATGTTTGCTTGGACAGGTTCTGCTTGGGGTTCAATTTCCTCAACTGCAGCAATCTATCGTTACAAGTTTACTGCTGCTGGTGGAGAAACATCTGAGTCTGGACTTGACGATAATGGTGTAACACTTTCTTATCTTCCTGGTAAGGAGCAGGTATATCTTAACGGTGTACTTCTTGTTCGTACCACAGACTACACAGCATCTGATGGAACAAGTATCACTTCTCTTGCTGCACTAACTGCTGGAGACATTCTTGAAATCATTACTTTTACTGCCTTTGATTTAGCAACTGCTATTGACAAGACACTATTTGATGCTAAGGGAGATATTCTAGTAGCAACTGCTGCTGATACACCTGGTAAACTAACAGTAGGAACTAATGGCCAATATTTAGTGGCTAATTCAGCAACTGCTACTGGTTTAAACTGGGCAACTCTTGATACATCAGCAATTGACAACAACTATATACTCGCTCTTATGGGCGCAATCTAACGGAAGGTAGTAACTAATGGCTACAACAAGTAAAGTAATGGCTAGAACAGCCGCAGCAACATCAAGCACAACCCTATATGCAGTACCAGCAAGCACAACTGCTGTAGTTACAAATATAGCAGTGACTAACTCAGCAGCATCTGCTGCTACATTCACTATCACACTAGATGGTGTTGATTTATTCAAAGATGCAGCCATTGCTGCTAACACAACAGCATTGTTTGACCTTAAGCAGGTCCTTGCTACAACTAAAATTATTGCTGGTCTTGCATCAGCAGTTACAGTTAAGTTCCAAATTAGCGGAGTGGAGATAGTATAATGGCATCAGCAGTATTCCCAGCGCCCTCAAGTTCAGGTGTAAATTATGCTGCTGGCCTTACGGCAAGCAGACCAGAAGCACCTGCAAATGGTACTACATATTTTAATTCTACTACTAACCTTGTAGAAATTTACAATTCAACTACAAGTGCTTGGACTACATTAATACAAACCCCTAATGCTCCTGTGTGGACTACTGCGGTTGGAACTATTTTATCCATTGCAGAAGGAAATGCAGTTTCTGTTACAGTTACCGCAGTAAGCCCAAATAGTGGTTCGTTGGTTTACAGTTCATCTAATTTACCTGCTGGGTTAAGTATTGCATCATCAACTGGTGTAATTACTGGAACAGCACCTACTGTTGCTACTTTAACAACATTTGAATTTGATGTTACTGCAACTTCTGGGTTTAATTCAAGTTCAAGAAGATTTAATATTGTTGTTGCAGATGCAATAGAAGTCGACTTTTTAGTGGTTGCAGGTGGTGGTGCAGGTGGTTACAGCACCAGCAGTGCTGGTGGGGGTGCAGGTGGTTATAGAACATCCGCTTCACAAACTGGTGGACCAAATACTGCAGAAAATAAAACAGGTATATCTGTTGGTGTTGCAACAACTATTACGGTTGGTGCTGGCGGTGCTGCAACTACAACACAAAATCGTGGTTCAAATGGAAGTAACTCTGTACTGGGTGTAATAACTTCCATAGGTGGTGGCGGAGGAGCAACTTATCAAGGCGGCGACTTTAATGGTACTGCTGGAAATGGTGGTTCAGGTGGTGGTGGCGCTGGCAACGGCGCATCAGGTGGTGGTTCAGGTGGTACTGGTACTGCTGGTCAAGGAAACAATGGCGGAACATATGGCAACGCTCCTTATTATGGTGGTTCTGGTGGTGGTGCTGGCGCTGGTGGTGGAAATCAAGGCGCAGCGGGTGGTGCTGGATTATCAAGTTCGCTATCTGGAACATCTACTGCTTATGCTGGCGGTGGGGGTTCTTACAATAGTTTAGGTGGTACAGGCGGAGGTGGCGCTGGACACCCAAATGGAAGTACTTCAACTGGTACTGCAAATAGAGGTGGTGGCGGAGGTAACGGCAATAGCAGTGTGAGTAACGTAAATTCTGGTGGTTCTGGAATTGTTATAGTAAAAATTCCAGACACATACACAGCAACTTTTTCTGGTGGTGTTACTCAAACAAATTCTAGTGCTGGCGGGTTTAAAACATATATTGTTACAGCCGCTGGTGTTTCCGATACAATAACAATTAACTAGGAGTAATTATGGCACATTATGCAATATTAAATGAAAACAATATAGTTGTTCAAGTCATTGTAGGCAAAGATGAAAATGAACCATTACTAGAGGGTTATTCTTCTTGGGAAGAATACTATGGTGGTAAAAGAACATCTTATAATACTTATGCTAATACTCATTCAAATGGAGGAACGCCTTTTAGAAAAAATTATGCTGGTATCGGGTACACTTATGATGCTAAGTATGATGGTTTTTTTGCACCACAACCATATCCTTCTTGGACATTAGATTTTAAAACATTTGTTTGGGTTTCTCCTGTAGCAAAACCAGCAAATATTGAAGGTTATGATTGGATATGGTTTGAATATACTAAGTCTTGGGAGCAAATTCCATTACCTCCTACACAATAATTAACTTAAACAATTAAGGAGCAAACAATGACTAAAGCAAGAGACCTAGCCAATGGCGCTACCGCATTAAGTGCGGTATCAGCCACAGAATTAGCCTACTTAGATGGCGTAACTTCTGCCGTGCAAACACAAATAGATGGCAAGCAAGCAGTTAATGCTGCTGTATCTACAACTGAACTTGGATACCTAGATGGTGTTACCTCTGCTATCCAGACACAGTTAGATGCAAAGACTGCAAAGTCTACCCTTACAACTACAGGTGATATTTACTATGCATCTGCTGCTAATACCCCTGCAAGATTAGGTATTGGTTCAACTGACCAAGTGCTTAAAGTAACTGGTGGAGTGCCTGCTTGGGCTACACCTGCTGCTGGTGGTGGAATGACTTTGTTATCAACAACTACAATGTCTGGTGCGGTAACAACAATTTCCTCAATTAGTGGAAGTTATAAACAATTATATGTAATTTGGTATGGTATGACTAATGCAACAGGCAGTGGTTATATGGAAATGAAATTTAATAATACTGGTAATTATTCAGGTAACAAAAGTATAGGTTCTTCAGGAAGTCCTACTTCACAGGCCGAAAACAATGTATCAATAGTGCGTATATCTTATGGTACAACCAACAATACTAATGCAAACAATTTCGCCGCTATGACAATAAACGATTATGCTAGCACTTCAAACCGCAAAACTTTTACCGTTTCTTATAGTTATAGTACTAGTGAAATTATTGACTACACAGGCGCATTTCTTAACAATGCTGCAATTTCAGAATTAAACTTTTCAAATACTGGTGGCGACTGGACTGCTGGAACCGTAAAGATATATGGAGTAAACTAATGACTAAACCAATGGTTAGAATACACAACATTAAAACTGATGAAATCATTGACCGAGAAATGACTGACGCAGAGTTTGCTCAATACAATCAAGACAAAGCAAACAGGGAAGCAAAAGAAGCCGAAACACAAGCAAAGGCAACAGCCAAAGCAGCACTATTAACACAACTAGGCATTACAGAAGAACAAGCAAAACTTTTACTTTCTTAATTAAGGAGCACTGTGGTCAGTCGTGATATAACCGAAGGACGAGGCTCGGCAACTGCCAGTATTGGTCGTTCTATTGCCGTTGATATTGGTATTACATCTAATAACTCCGTCTGGACAAATACAGATATAGCTTATGATGTAGCTGTAGGTGGCATGCCATTTATCTACGCTCTTTCGGATGAACGACCATACACTAGACAGACAGCTCCATTTAGAAAAGAACAGTTTGATAATAACAATGAGCCAGGTGAGCAATCACTTACCGGTTGGTGGATTAGAAGTCAATCATCTTTCCATAATGGCACAGGCATTAAGTTCTATGACCCATCTGCTGGTGAGACAACAGCGCATAGGTTTGCCGACTCTTTAGGTGTAGATGTGTGGACTAAGGGTGAGGTAACTTTACTTAAAGAAAGCACTAACACTGCAGTAAGTAGTGGTATATACAAAGTTCTATCTATAGTAGATGCAGGTACCAACAAGATACTTGGCTGGAATACAGAAAATACAACTATCAATAACTATACTGCTGCTGGTACTCCTGTTACTTATACACATCCTGTTACTGCTGGATTAGATACTGCTACCCTTGCTATTGCAAGTGATGGAATTAACCTATTTATTGCAGACAATGACCACATATATACAGGTCCTATTGCTACTCCTACAGCTGGATACACAGCGTATTATAATACTGACAATGCTAAAGTAACACTAGCCTGGGTTAAACAACGTCTTGTTGCCGGTATCGGTGCATCTGTTTATGAATTAACTAATGCTAAAGGTTCATCGCATTCACTACCTGCTACTCCTACATATACCCACCCTAACTCTGGTTGGGAATGGACATCCATATCAGAAGGTGGCTCTGCCATCTATGCTGCTGGTTATGCTGGTACTAATGGTGCTATCTATAAGTTTACTTTAAATACTGCTGGCGTTATGCCAACTCTTACCTCAGGTATCATTGCAGCACAACTACCTAGCGGTGAGTATCCACGCAAGATTGAATCATACCTAGGCTATCTAGTAATTGGTACCAACAAGGGTGTGCGTGTGGCATCTATATCAGATACTAGTGGAGACCTAAGCTATGGTCCATTAATTATTGAAGCAGAAAACACAGGGTTAGACTTTGCATTTAGAGATAGATTTGTTTATGCAACTGGTTCTATTAGTGGTTACCCTGGATTATACAGAATTGATTTAGGTAATGAGCTTGAGACATTACGTTTCGCTTATGCTCCTGATACATATCTTGATGGAGTAACTGGTCATGCTACTAGCGTGGACTTTATCGGCAACTCAAATCAATTAGCATTTACTACATCAGGTAGCAATGGTATTGCTATCCAGTCTGCGTCTACACTGATATCAAGTGGCTATATTAAGACCGGTAAAATCCGTTACGGAACATTAGAGCCTAAGAATTTTAAACGATTAATAGGACGTGGCATATTTAAGACTGGGTCTATGACCCTATCAAGTGTAGCTACTAATACACTAGGAGCAGATGTTGAGTACGACCATGTTGTATACGATACCGGTGTTAACCCAGTAGAGATAACTACCCTACAACCTGAAACTGCTCAAGAATTTTTAGCATATAAATTTACATTGACTCGTGATACTACAGATACCTCAACTGGTCCTACCTTTAAAGGTTACCAAGTTAAGGCAACCATTGCTACACCCCGTGTAAGGTTAATTAAGTTTCCTGTTTATTGCTTTGATATAGAAACAGATAGATACAACACGGTTACAGGCTACTCAGGTAGAGCATCCGAACGTATCGCTACGCTAGAAGCATTAGAAAAATCTGGAGATGTACTTAGCTGGCAAGACCTAACCACTGGTGAGTTGCAGCAAGCAGTGATAGAACAGATTTCATTTACTCGTATGACACCACCTGATAGAACGTTTGATGGCTTTGGAGGAATCATAGAAATTGTGATTAGGACGGTATCATGACACCTACTGATTGGGCTGCATTAGCAGTAGCAATAAGCACTTTGATTGGTTCCTTTGCCTTGATGGTAAGGTGGCTAGTTAATCATTATCTATCAGAACTTAAGCCTGATGGCAACGGGGGACATAACCTAGAGGGACGCATTACCCGATTGGAAACCCGTATTGACCAAATTTATTTACTCCTTAGTAATAGGGATTAGCCTACTCTTTATACCAACTCCTGCTAGTGCCGAAGATGTAATCATTAATCTTGATGCTACAACTGCTTATGTAGATGTAGTAGTTCAAGTAGATACAACAACAGCCTATACAATTACCACTACTACTGGACCACGAACTGAAGTGGTTGACTCTGTAACAGTAGAGCGTGTGGCTTGGGTAGATTCTTGGCTATGGTTATATCGTGGTGTTGCTGATAGCACTACTGCTAACCCCATAAGGGGTGATGATGATAGCAATCATAACTCTGAGAATAATTATTTTGCATCTGCACTTAGTGGTGTATTAAATGCTGACACCTATACAATCCGTGCTACATCTTATGACTATGTAGTTGGTGGTCAAAGACCAATAGGA